ACATTTAAATGTACCAGCTGAAGCTTCAGCATCTATTTCAGATCGTAATTGAGTAGTAACTATATCAGTTAATATTTGATCTATAGTTCCCTCATAAGACTGTGAAATATTTTCTAAAGCATTCCAGAAAAAAGATTCTTCTACTATTCTTATTTGATATTCAGTAGTGAAATCATTTACTCTAGTTATATTCTCGATAGACCTTACATAAAATGTAAACTCTCTATTCCAACCTTCACGACCAGGACTAGGGCCCTTTGTTATTTTAAATGTTATTTTTTCTTGGCCAACCAAAGGAAGCTGTGTTAATAATCCAGCACCATCAACTAGTAATATAACTCCAGTCAACATAGGAGTTATAAGAGATTCATTTATATCAATCGCTTGAACAAGATCAGTAATGTCTATAATCTTTTTCTTAGTAGAAGATTCTATTCGTATATTATCAACTACTACGTCAGTAGGTTGAACTATTTGAGTATTAGCCATTTATTGCTTCTCTGAATTGTTGTACAACTTCTTGCACTCTCTCGGGTTTTAATACCTTTATTCTTCTACGTTTATCATTTTCGTCTATTTCGTATTGTTCATTTGTTACTGCCACTGCTCCTGCAGTTCCTCTTGGAACAATACCTTCTGTAGAATGAGTGTAATGATGAGTTGCATTTTTAAAAGCAGTTTCTCCTGTTATAACAACTATGTCATTTGAAGTTTGACCTTGAATTGTTTCTGCTTGAAATATTCCAGTTTTAGAATTTATTTTTATCCATCCATAATTCGAATCTTTTGCAACAACTTTACCAGTAGCACCAGATAAAATACCAGTAACTGTTTCTCCTATAGTAAGTTTGTCATAAAAGTCTGATGTTGTAACTGTTAAAGCAGTTCCAGAATAATTTAAATTGACGTGATCTTCCATTTGAGAATATGACATAGGCCAATCTGTAAATAGATTTTTCATTTCTTCATTAACTAGAAAAAAGGTCCAGTAATAATCTGCAGATCCATATATTCTTCTAGATACGTGATCTGGTCTTTCACCGTCATTTACGTCATAAAAGGCATATAGGGATATATCGTCTAATGTTTGGTTATTGATAATTTTAGCAAATCTAAAAACATCTACTATTGATTTAGTTTGTTTATTATCATCTAAATCATAGTCTATTTTTGGAAAGTATGTAAAATATTTCATTGGACGTTCTCCTGTTTAAACTGGGCCGCGACCACTAAGGTCACTGTATTGAGGTTGTCCGCTATCTCTAATACCTCTATTCAATTCAGATATTGCTTTTCTATCAAGAACTCTTGTTTCTTGGAAATTTAAAGTAAAATCTATTTCATTAGGATAACCGTCTTTCATAAATCCGGGAGATGTAGGATTATAATTTGCAGTAACGCCTGTACAATAAGCATCTGCAAATGGAATTATTTGAGGTGTAGCTCCACCCATACCTATAAATTCAACTCTAAATAAATCTGGATATTGAAATGAAGCTCCATCATTAATAAGTTCTGGATATGCGTGTTCTCTGCATGCATTAATGATATGTTTTGCTGCACGTGCATCGCTTGCGTTAGAAGGAATTAATTTCCAATTAAGAGCTAATTGTCTAAAAGTAGGAGATTTAAAAAGCATTGCTGCTCTTGGATTTATTGCTTGTCCTAATTGAGCTGCAGCCAAAGATCCAGCAGAAGTTTTTGTTCTCATATATTCTGCAGCTAAAGCTTTTGCAGATTCACCCAATGTAACCGCTGCAGAAGCTCCTCCACTTTCTTTTGCTTCATTAGCACTTGCAACAATTGCAGAAGTGATGCCTGTTAATTCTGCATTATCGTATGTTAATCCATCTGCCATGCTTATAGATTGCGGCATATATAAATAAATAGAACCGATAGGTTCACCCTTTGGAGTAGAACCTGATAATACAGTATCCATTGTTCCCTGAGTTCTTTCAATAAAAGTTATACTTACCCACGCAGGAATTCCATCAGTATTTGTAGGAAAGTATTGTCTTCCCCTATTTGTTGAAAATGAACCTCCACCTGTGGCTAAAATGTTTCCTAAATTAAAATTCCAGTTGCCTCGAGTCGATGCAGCTGCAAAGCCTAAAAGAAGATTTCCTAAGTTCATTTTATCCTACCTTTTTTTCTATTATAAGTATTTATATGGTTTATAAGGGTCGTTACAGAGTAAAAAATAGTAGAAAGTATAGAGGAGACCCGACAAAAGTGATCTATCGATCCAGTTGGGAAAGAGCTGTATTTCGCTATCTAGATGCGAATGATGATATTTTAGAGTGGAACTCTGAATCATTTATAATTCCCTATGTGTGTCGCACAGATAATCGTAGACACCGTTACTTTGTAGATATTTATCTAAAACACAGAAATGGATTAAAGCTATTAGTAGAGATAAAACCTAAATTTCAAACTGTACCTCCTAAAAAGCCTAAGAGACAAACTAAAAAATATTTAAACGAAGTAAAAGTATATGCTAAAAATATTAGTAAGTGGGAAGCAGCTAAAAAATGGTCTATAAATAGAGGATATAAGTTTCAGATTTGGACTGAAGACACTTTAGATGCTTTAGGAGTGAAAATACTTAAGGGTTGATGTATAAATAGAACTATGGCAGATTCATTATTTCAAAAACTACAATTTCAAGCTTTTCGTGCAGGTATCCCACCTCGTACTAAAGAGGCTCGTAATTGGTTTCGTAAACAAGTACAAACCTTAGGAGGGATTAATAGACAGAAGCTTCTTAAAGATGAAGCTTTAGTAAGAGCAACTCGTCCTAGAATGGGTGAAATGTATATGTTTTTCTATGATCCAAAACATAAAGAAACTCTACCCTATTATGATACCTTTCCCCTCATAATTTTAGTAGAAAAAGCACCCGGTGGTTTTTATGGTTTAAATCTTCATTACTTACCACCTCCTCTTAGAGCTAAATTTTTTGATGCTCTAATGGAGACTATGACTAATAAACGTTATGATGAAACAACTCGGTTTAAAGCAAGATATAGAATCTTACAAAGTGTAAGAAAACTGCGTTATTTTGAGCCATGTTTTAAACATTACCTGACTAAGCATGTTTCATCTCGTATGGCTAAAGTTGAAGCTCCTGAATGGGAAATTGCCCTATTCATGCCAACACAGAGATTTAAGAAAGCAACAGCAGGTAAAGTATATACTCAATCTAGGAGATCATTAGCATCATGACGTATCCAGCAAATATAGATTCGCTTAAATCAACTATTAGTAGAAGGACTGGTGCAGCTAAACAAAACCGTTTTGCCGTTTATATGAATCTGCCACTTTTAAGTATTGATTCAAAAAGTATTATAACTAATGTTGTTTCTGGTAATTTTAATCCTCTTCAAATGATTAATGACCCTAGAGACATTTCTTTACTTTGTGAAACAGTTTCTTTACCTGGTAGATCTATTTCTACTACTGAATATTTTACAAGTTTAAAAGCTAAAAAAATGGCTTATGGTTATATCAATGAAGATATTAATATGACCTTTCTACTTACAGGAGATTACTACATAAAGAATGTCCTAGACAAGTGGATAAATAAGATTGTCAATTACGATAGACATACTATTAACTACAAAGACGATTATGTTTCAGAAATAGAAATACAACAGTTGAATGATATGAATGTGCCAACCTATTCGGTTAAACTTCTTAAAGCATTTCCAATCAACGTAGCAGCAGTTGAATTGTCTAATAGTTCAGAAAATAGTATAGCTAGAGTTAGTGTAACTTTTACGTATGATGATTGGACCGAAGTAACTAGTGCAGGAAGTGCTATTGCTTCTAGAATTGGAACAGAAATTTTTAATAGGATATTTTAAATATGGGTTTACCACAAGTGAATACCGCTAAATTCTCGGTTGAATTACCGGGATGCGGACAAACGGTTGAATATCGACCATTCTTTGTTAAAGAACAAAAGATATTAATGCAAGCTGCAGAGTCAGAAGATCCTGCTCAGATTAGTGTAGCTACATCAGAAATGATAAAAGCTTGCACTTTCGAAAAGTTTGATGTAGATGTTATGACATCTACTGACATAGAATTTCTTTTACTTAAGATTAGAACTAAAAGTGTAGGTGAAACTTCTAAAGTTATGCTTAAATGTCAAGATGAATCTTGCGGAGAAATGACAGAAGTTGAGATTAATATTGATAAAATTGTTCCGACTGGAGGAGTTAAGGGCGAACAAAAAATAATAATTAAAGACAATATCGGTGCTAGTTTTAAAGTTCCTACTATAGGACAACTTAAAAAATATATAACAGCAGCAGATGGAACTGCTATGGGCACTGTAATGGCTACAATGGCCGCTTCTATTGATTATGTGTATGATGCAGACGCAGTATATCCAACTTCAGAACAAACACCTGAAGAGGTTGTACAGTTTTTAGAATCACTTAGTGCAGAGCAATTTAAAAAAGTTCAGGGAATATTTGATAAGTTTCCTAGACTAATACATGATGTTGAATATACATGTAAAAAATGCTCTAAAAAGAATAACATTCAATTAGGAGGTATGGGCGATTTTTTAGGCTAGCTCTTTCTCATGATAACTTAGAAAACATGATGAGAACGGATTTTGCATTATTACACTATCATAAATGGACACTCCAAGATTTAAGTAATATGCACCCATGGGAAAGAGAAATTTATATAGCATTATTAATGCAATCACTTGAAGATGATAAAAATCGCGCTAAAGGTTAAAAGCTATGGCAGCACAAAAGAAATTACAATTAGATTCTAGTTATGCGCATTTAGATAAAGATGGTGATGGTATAGTCACTGATGAGGAAATGGCAATGGAAAAAAGAATGATCGAAATTCAAGATATGCGAAGTGATATGGAGAATGAAGATAAGAAACAAGACGCACAACGAAATATGGCATGGTTTGCATTAGCTGGCATGTTACTATATCCGTTTGCGGTCGTATTAGCGGTTTGGTTAAAATTAGAACAAGCTGCAGTAATACTTGGTGATATGGCAGCAGTTTACTTTGTCTCAGTTGCCGCGATTGTAGCAGCATTCTATGGAAAAGAAGCTTTAGCTGCAAAGAGTAGACAGGATTCACTAACAGTTAGGAAAGACTAATGGCCGAGGACAATGCAGGCTTTATAGAACTTATTGAGAAAGTTTCTGAAAGTAATACTAAACTTCATGAAGTAGAACGTCATACGCGTAATTCTCGTAGACATCTACTTGAAATGAAAAAGTCTGTATTTGATATCGCTTCTGCTGCAGAAGTTTTAGCTTCCCCTGATACTGAAAATAGAAGAGAAGATATAGCCAGGCAAGAACGGTTAATTAATGCTGTTCAAAGTGGTGGCGGTAAAGGTGTTGCTGGCTCTGCAAAAGGCGGAGGCGGAGGCGGAGGAGGCAAGGGTCTTCTCGGCGGTTTTGGAGGAGGCGCATTAGGGGGATTCTTAGGCGCCGCAGGCATGGGTGCAGGGGCAGCAACAGCAGGTTTAGGCGTGTTAATGGCCGGAGGAGGTTATCTCCTTGAAAAACTTGCAGAGTTTGACGGTGAAAAAGTTAAAGACAATGTAATGGCTTTAACCGAAATCGGTGATGAGATGGTTGCGAAGTCTGGCAGTATGAAAGAAGCATATAAAGACGGTGGTCTTTTAATGTTTATGCTTGGTGGATTAGGAGCTGCTCTGGCTGTATTTGGTGTAGGAGCCGGAGTAAACGCGGCAGTTGAGAAATTTGCAGGCGATTCTGCATGGGCAGAAAATACAAAAGCTAACGTTGTAAAGTTGATGGAAATCGCAGATCTTGGTTATACTGCAGGAAGTGTAACAGGAGTAAGCGCTGCATTAGCTGGATTGGGAGTAGGTTTAGCGTTATTTGGTGCAGGGCAATTAGTTGCTACTGCAGGAATGTCTGCTAGTGCTGCTGTCGAGAAATTTCAAGGTACAGATGGTTTTGCTGAAAATACAGTAAAGAATGTGAAAACATTATTAGCTTTAGGTGATAGTAAATGGGGTGATATAGGAAAAACAACTGTAGCTCTTGGAATGTTAGGTATCGGTCTTGCAATGTTTGGTGCAGGTAAAGCAGTAGCATCTGTTGGAGACGTAGCAGGAGTTTCTGCAAGTGCTTTAGCTGACAGCGCAGGAGTTAAATCATTTATGGACGGTGGTGGATTCGGTAAAAGAGTCTACGACGAAGTTTCAAACTTATTAGCAATAGGCGATTTGAAAAATGCAACTCTAGGTGGAGGATTTGCTTTTGTCGGAACTATGGGTGCAATATCCTTAGGTCTTGTTGCTTATACATACGGTAAAGGCGCGGAAGCATTGGGTTCGGTTGCCCAAACTGCAGCATCAAAAGCTTCTTCGTATTTTGGTGACACAGAAAACACAGGATTTGCTCAGAGAGTTGTAAATGAAGTAACAACCTTATTAGAAATTGGAACCTTGCCTTTTGGTAATACTGTAGGATTTGTTGCAACTATGACTGCCATATCTGGAGGTCTTGCTGTATTTGCGGCAGGTAAAGGTCTAGAGGCATTAGTTGGATTCCTTGGTAATATGACAGGAGGCGAAGGAAAGTCTCAAGCTGAAAGAGTTAAAGACGAAGTTAATCATTTCTTATCGTTAGGTGAAGATAAAGATGTAGATCAAGCTAAAAAAGCTGCCGAAGCATTAGGTATTATAGGTGAAAGTTTAAGTATATATGCAGGAAAAGGATTTGCTGCTAGTCTAAAAGGTGCAGGTAGTGCTATCGTAGATTTCTTTTCCGGCGGAAAAAATCCTATGGACGAAGTTTTGGCTATGGCAGCTCAAGCTGATGACCTAACAAAAGCAGGTACAGCTATAGGAACAGTTGCATCTAATCTTGAAAAGGTTATGAATATCAGTGTTCAGGAAAACACTATTGATATAAAGAAATTTGCCGAAAACTTAAAAGAAGCAGTTCCTATCATCGAAGGTGCAATATTTGGAGCAACGGAAGGTGGATTATTTGGAATAGGATCTACAACAATACAGGGTTTAGCAAATAATAGTTTAGCTTATGCGGCTGCAAAAGATAATCTTTTCATGTTAAGAAGTGCACTAGGGGAAAGCAATAATAGTACTAACGTCACTAATAACTATTACGGTCCAAGTGGCGGAGGTGCAGATGGAGCAGTTCTTATAGACAGTTCCACTAATTCATACGGCAGTTCAGGGGGAACGGCTTCAGGGTCTCCACATGGAGCTCAATCTGATTTACAAGCTGTACAACAATCTATATATGGTCCGTCTGGATTTATGTGATTGGAATAAAAAAAAGGGAGCTCGAAAGCCCCCTTTTCAGTTCAGGTTTATATTAAACCTTAGGCCTCTTTGGCCAGTTGTGCAAAGTAACTTAACGTATCGTCATCATTACCTTCGCTTTTTGGCTCCGGCTCGTTGCTAGCTGGAATGGATGGAGAAGTAGCAACGCTATCCAGAGACACCGCTTCCGCTGTTGTCATTGGAGCAGATTCACCTAAAACTCTCATAAGCTTCTCTTGAAGCTCGCCGTAGGATTTATAGCTTTTTGGATCGAGGAACTCACCAAGGCTATGCATACGATTATAGACACCCTCTAATTGAGTATCATCGCCATCGAGTAATGCAGTTGGAGCTGCAAACTCAGATTTATCATAATTACGATAACCTTCAACCTGTCGTATTTTCAGTTTGAAGTCGGCACCTTCCCAGAAATCGAAAGGGTTAACGGGTTTCTCATCTTGGAATTGAGGCTGCATTAAATCCATGACTTTATCAAAGATTTTTTTACCGAATTGATAAAGAAATACTTTACCTTCAGATGCAGGATTAGACGGATCAGAGATAACCATAATGTTAGTTACATAATGAAGCCTACGCTTACGATTCCTAACCGTTTGCTTATCTTCATCTCTACCCGTATTCCAAAGTTTAGAGTTCATTTCAGACACTGGATCTGGTTGACCGATAGAAGTCAAAGACTTTTCGATATACCATTGACCGCCTGGTCCTTTAAATCCGTGATCCCAATATCGTACCCAAGGCAGATCCTCGCCCTCAGGTGCTGGAAGAAGTCGAATTACGGCGTAACCGTTACCAGCTTTATCAACTGTTGGTTTCCATATTCGTTCATCTTTGTAGGATTTTTGTTCTCCTCCGCCACCAGCTGCGCTGGCTGCTTCGGTTAATTTTGAAATATCGCTTAAACGATTTTCTTTCATTGCTGAGAATGACATTTATATACTCCTGTATTTTTTTGTATTACTGAATTGTCCACTTTGTTTCATAATCAATAACTATATTATACCACAGTTTAATCAGAATGTAAACCTTTTTATTGCACTTTTTTGCATTTTTTTCAAGTCACATATAACAAAACTATGATACTTACTAATCAAACGAGACACATCGGGCCATACAATGGTTTCGCTTATTTCTTTATTTGCTCTTTTCATGAAACCTACTAGTTTATCTAGTATGACCACAGTTTCTAAGCAAATGCTTCCACTCAAATATTCCTTTATTATTAAAGGATGAGTATTAATTTTGAAAAGGTCATCAAACTTTGTTACCTTTTCCGCTAATGTATTTATATCATTATTAAATACATAACTTAAACTTTCTTTTCTTTTTTTCCAGCTTAAGTAGACTTCATCTCCCTCAAGCATATCACCAATCCATTTATTATTATCTGTAAATTGTGATACATAAAACTCTATTAATTCATCTGGTGTATTAAATTTTTTTGCTATCTTTGCAAAATGGTATTTGTCCTTTCGTTTCCAGAAAGATTGAGGACTTACCGATGTTTTGTAGTTGTATTTTTTGGCATCATACGTGTCACTTTCGAAGTGAAGTTTAATTGCCATATAATATTTATATCCGTCAAATGGTTCCATTATATATCCGTGTTAGCCCCCATTTTTCAGGGGGCCAATTTATTATTAGTTAGGAAGGAAAGCGTCTATTCCATCCACATAACTATTCATACCTAAAAGATCTCCAACACTTTTGCCAGGAAATATATCTAATTTACCATTAGTAATTTGCATTTGCAAATTGTTAGCAATTTCTGCTAGTTCTGCAGGCATATTAGTCATTGGTGCCATTTTAACCATTCCGGTGTCCATGCCTCCCCAAGTATCTTCAGACTTCCAAGTTCCGTTTAAAACGGCTCTTACTCGTTCAACATAATAAGGACCCCAATCATCAATGATTGCTGTCAATTGAGCCTTTGGAGCAAATTGAATCATATCAGATGCTTGACCAAAAGCTAAGACTCCTTTAGATTCTGCAACTTGTAAAGCAGCTGGTGAATCTGTATGTTGTGTAATGATGTCAGAACCTTGATCTATTAGCACTTTTGCAGCGTCTGATTCTTTAGCTGGATCATACCATGTATTAACCCAAATAACGTCAATATCAAAATCAGGGTTAACTGATGTTGCGCCAAGATAGAATGCGTTGATTCCACGAACAACTTCTGGAATTGGAAAGGATGCAATGTATCCTGCTTTTCCTTTTTTACTCATGTGTCCAGCAATAACACCTTGAACGTATCTTCCTTCATAGAATTTTGAAGAATAAACTGCCATATTGTCTGCAGTTTTATATCCAGTGGCGTGTTCAAATTTTATATTGGGAAACCTCTCTGCTACTTTTAACATTTGTTCCATGTAACCAAATGAGGTTGCGAAAATAAGATCTGTTCCGTTCATAGCCATCTGTGTCATAACACGTTCTGCATCAGGACCTTCAGCTACACTTTCAACGTAGATTGTGGTAACTCTATCTCCGAATTCTTCTTCGATAGCTAGACGTCCTTGGTCGTGCATATAAGTCCAACCATGATCTCCAGTAGGACCAACATAAATAAATCCAACTTTAAGTTCATCTGCATTAGCAGAAGAGACAGCGAATGTAATTGGCAGTAGTGCTACTACCAATGCCTTTAATAGTACTCTCATAAATTTCCTTTCGAGGGTGATGTGGCTGGATCGTAAGGAGATACTCAGCCGGGTGATAAATAACTATATATAACTTTTTAGGTTTTAGCTCTTGGCTCTTCGGGTAAGTTAAATAGTGCCTTACAAGAATTAAGGGACTGATTAGGTCCTCTTTTAAATACTACCCACCGGAGCCCTTGTCCAGCTAACCAGTTAGGATATTTTTCGTTTATATATTCTTTAAAACTTGAACCGGTTGTCCATACATCATCGCATATTAATACTTTATGATATTCGTCTCCAGTGCCATATTTGTTTAAAGCTTTTGCTAATGGAAGTCCACCACGAGGTATTCCTTCTGCGCGACAAAATGGTTCTCTTTCATAATGCAAAATTATTTGCGCTATAGCTTCCCAATCTTCTTCGGTAAATGCATCACATTCTATTTTAAATGGTAATTGTTTACCTGCATGAGAAGTAAATTCTTCAACTTTAAATAATCTCGTTTCAAGCTGTTTTTGAAGCCTATCATTTTCAGCCTGCAGTTTATCATTATGCCGTGATATTTCGTCCATTCTTTTATTCTCTGCATGGAGATGATTAAGTTTTGATAATAATTCATCTTGGCCATAGTCCATAGCATTTTTATTCCAATCTGTCATACACCGTATACCGTATTATGTGTCTGATTAACTCTTACGAAAGTTGCACATTTAGAAAGTTGTTTAAGTTTACTTGCTCCTACATATGTGCATGCACTTCTTACGCCACTTAATAAGTCTATAATAGTTTCCTTTACAGGACCTCTATAAGGAACTGTGACTGTCTTTCCTTCTTCTCCCCTATATTCTCTCTTACCTACTTTATGTCTATCCATTGCAGTGTTAGATGACATTCCATAAAATTTCATTCCTACTGGTTCTTCTACATCATCTTCAAATATTAATTCACCGTCACATTCATCATGACCTGCTAGCATTCCGCCGACCATTACAAAATCAGCACCAGCAGCAAATGCTTTTGCTATATCACCTGAGTTATTACACCCGCCGTCTGCAATCATATGTCCGTTTAATCCATGAGCAGCATCTGCGCATTCCATAACAGCACTTAATTGAGGATAACCTACACCTGTTTTTATTCTTGTAGTACAAACAGAACCGGGTCCTACACCAACTTTAACGATATCTGCACCTGCGAGAATAAGTTCTTGAGTCATATCTGCAGTAACAACATTTCCTGCAATAATTGTTGCCTCGGGAAGTTTTTCTCTTAATCTTTTTAAAGCATCAACAAAGCTAATAGTATATCCATTAGCAACATCTAAACCAATAAATGCTGGTCTAGTATTTAAATAAATTTCTGAAATAGCTTGAATATCT